ATTTTACCGCCTGCGCTGCCAGGCCTTGACCGGCAATCATGCTCTGGCGATCCATCTGTTTCATCGTCGCGTCAATGACTTGCTGACGATAAGGGTCCATAAAGGACTGAGCAGAGTTAGGGTCGTAGCCTTGAGTTGCTCCACCAAGCTGGCCAATACCTTGCTGGATCGTGCCCTGTGCTTGGTTAAAACCGGGTTGTGCAGCTGCAAGACGTGCCTGCTGCGCAGCTTCGTATGCAGTGTTTACGCCTTGACCAAAGCCGCCTTGCTGGGCAGCTTGCGCGGCCATATTAGAGGCCTGGTTGGCTTCACCGGCAGCGTTTTGAAGGTTGCTGTACGACGAGGTGAAATCAGAGGGGCCAGCTTTCTGCGCTGCGCCCATGGCCTGGCCAAGAGCCGCGTTTTGTGCGTAGAAACCAGGTTGACGGGCAGCTTGCGATGCCATGCCCACAGCTTGCTGGCCTTGGCCGACACCCTGTTGAATCATTTGGCCAGCAGCATTGAAGTTAGGCTGTGCACCTTGAAGCTGACCAGCAGCTTGCTGCATCAAAGCCTGAGAACCGCTGAAGTCTGCACCGCCAGAGCCAAGGGCCATCTGCTGTGCTTGAGTCAAGCCGCCAATGCCCTGTGCAATGGCAGCTGTTGCAGGCTTAAGGTCCGCTTGGCTGGACAGCGCTGCCATGTTTTGGCCCGTGGCCAGCGCTCCGAGGCCCGCGCCTATGTCTTGACGCGCCGCGCCAAACTGACCGGTGGTGTCAGATGCAGCAGCGCGCTGCGCGGCTTGGTCAAGATAGCCCAGGCCTTGGTTGATCTGGCCAATGCCAGAGGTAATGTTGCCCGTTGCCCCGCCGGCCTGTTGCATGGCTCGCTGTGCATCGGTGAACTGATTGCGAGTGTCCGCTCCACGCAGCATGTCCGCCGCTTCGGCCGTGGTGTTGTACGCGCCGCTAAGTGCTTGGTTAGCAGCGGTCATGTAGGGCGTAAACGCCCCCACCCCTTGCGTTTCAGCAGCTCGCAGGGCAGCCTGTTGTGCAGGGGAAAACCCTGCTACTTGGTAGCCAGGGAGTTGCTGGGCAAGCGTCTGTCCGCCGCTCTGGTTAAAGGCTAGCTTTTGAGCTTCTTGAAGTAGCTTTAGCTTGTACGCTTCAATCTCCGGGGCTTCCCGGACTATCTGTTGGGTGACTGTTTCTTCTGCCACTTAGTTCCCCTTAACGGCTCCGCCTTCGAGCTTCTTCATTAGTTTATACATGCGAGCTGCGCCCTTGCGGCGGCTACCATCTCCCGCGTTGCGCACGGCCTTGGCGGTGAAAACAAATTCACCGTCTGACAGCATTGCCGGGATGTCATCCGAAGTTCCCGTACCAAATCCGTTGATTGGACCTTGGCGACGAGGAAAGTTCGTCATCCGGGCGTCACCGCCCTTGGCCATACGACGCAACTGACCGTCTTGGCCGTAGATCAAAGGAACGCCATACAAGCCGGCTACGTTGTAGGGCTGTGCTACGCCGCCGGGGCTCATGGTTGCGCCCATTGGAACTATGTTGCCGGGCTGGCCAAGCGGGATAGAGCCATAAGAAGGTGTCGGCACAATTGGACTGTCCGGTGTCGTAGGCCGAGTGTAAGTGTCCAAGCCCCCTGAAAACCTGTCAGGGTTATCCCGCATGTAGTCTGAGCCCGTGTAGTTGCGGTTAAAGGCGGGGTTTTGATTAGCAGGATCGCCTTCCATGCCGCCAAAAGCGGCCGTCGCGGCGGTGCCGGCAAGTGCCAGAGGGCCGTATTTACGCAACAGCCCTGCGTCCGCAGGCAGGCCCGGACGACTTGGCGACAAGTACTCGTTGTACAAATCCTTGGCGCCAGTAGCCATCTTGTCAAAAAAGCCCGGAGGCCGCACAGGAGCCGGTGCAGCGGGAGCCAGTCCATAGTTGGTAGCGGGACCAGTGCCGCCAGCAGCCTTGGAAAAGTCCAGGGGGCTGTATGTAGGCAGCCGAAGGCCTGCCTGGGGGGTGGTCACAGGAGCAATGTCATAGCTTGTAGCGGGGCCAGTGCCGCCAACAGTCGACGAAAAGTCTTGCGGACCGTATGGACTGGAGGGCATTTGAAGCCCGGAAGTACTGCCACCTACTTTTAGGCCAGAGCCCGTTAACATGTCCTGTGCGGTGCCTGTTGTACCAATCGATCCTGGGGACTTGATGGAACCAATAGCGCCATCACCGACAGACGTGCTTGGAGCTCCCTCGGAGCCGGTGGTTGTAGGAGCTGCTTCGGAACCAGATGTTGCAGGGGCATTTAGTGCGGCCATACCCGCCGCTGATCCACCAGAAACTAGACCCATTTTCAAGGCATCTGCGGTGCTCATGCCGCTTAGTTTTCCAATGCCCGCACCGATCAAACCGGTAGACAGGCCCGTATTTAGCGCACTGCCGGCTGCCCCTGGCAAGACGCTGCCAAAGGAAGACACAGGGTTTACGCCCATGATCGTGCCGCCACCGCCAAAATAACCCATGGCGCCAGAAACCAGAGCCTGTTTAAGTGAGCCACCGCTGGCCAACGTAACCCCTGCGCTGGCAAGACCTGCCGCCGTTCCCATCGAAAGACCCAAGGCGGCAGGCCCGAGGACCGTGGCCAACGCAACGGTAGCCAAAATCTTGCCGACAGGGCTCTTGAGTACCGTTTTGACAACATTACTGACGCTCTTAAAAAGTTTCTTTAAGAAAAACTCAGGCAAGCCGGTAACAGGATTAATCGTGCCCGAACCGCCACGGCGCTTGAGCAGTGAAGCCTCTTGCGGGGTAATGTGCGCAAGTATGCTGTCGCCATTGCGGCCCTGCGCAGCCAAGTAGGAGGCCACATCAGCTAGACCGCCTTGAGCCATGCCCATAGGGGCCAGGCCCTCTACGGTCGGGGACATCTGCATGGGCTCCATGGCCCCCTGCCCCTGCATCAGCTGCATTTCATTGAGGACCGCCAGCACCGCGCCAAGGAACTCTGCGTCGTACTCTTCTGGCAAATCCTCGGGATCAACAAAGTCATTGTCAATCAACTGCTGGCGCGCTTGCTTATATCCGCCGGGGTTTTGTGACAGCTCTTCAAAGGTAAGAATGAAGGTCCGCAACTCCTGGGGGGACAGCTGCTCGTCCGCCAGATTTTCCCGAATGGCGGCTTTTAAAACCTCTTGATCGCCAGGGCTAGACATGCCCAAAGCTGTTTGCGCAGCGTCATACGAGTCAGCGCTTGAGACGGAGGGCTGCTGTGTTTGAGGCTGTGCGCCTTGCATGTCCATGCCTTGGGGCAGGGCCATGATTCCTTCATTTGCCATGATAGTCCTTTCCAGTTTTTGCCAAAGGCCTCATGGGCCGCGCGCCGGGAAAGGACGCGAGAATGACTGCAATTATCCCTTAAAGTCCTAGCTTCTGTCCACCAAAAGCGCGCTCACAGTCACATAAACATAATCTTGCGAAGAAGTGACAAACAACTCATCGAATTCCTCAAGCACCAAAGGGCCCGCGTTCCAACCGGCCAAGAGGTCTACATATTTGTTGGGGGCTACCGATTCTAGTGGCACGAGGTAGTGCGTTCCGGCCCCGTCAGGAGCAAAGGTAACCGTTATGTCGGTGCTACTTACACCTATGTTTGCTATCCAAATAGACTTAACAATTGCGGCTGTGGCAGCAGGAACCGTTAACACAATTAACGGTATGGTTGCAGACGGCGTTTTTTGAAAGCGTTTGTATGCATTTGACATTATTTTCCAAGAAACCAAGTTTGTGCCTGGTCCTTGTTCTCCGTGACGATAGGGGTGTAGGTGGTGTTGAGCTGAAGAATAATCTGCTCAAGCGAGCGCACAAGCTGGTTGAACTGCTGCGGATCGTAGCCCGACGGCGACGCGTTGGGCAGGCGGACGTTGGTAATTTTGCTCATCTGTATCCATCCGGTTGAATGTCAACACGCATCGTGCCAAAGCGCCAACGGTCCCCTATCTCACCACTCTCAATGCGTAGCTGAATTTGTCTTCCCCGCGCGCGAGTGTCTATTTTGTCCGTAGTTGGCGTGATTGTGTATGGGTCCAAAGAACTGGCCGTTGCAGAGGTCTGAGGATAAAGACGCAACAACAGTCGTACAGTTAAATCTCCCACCTGATTCTTAAAATCTGGAATGAAGCGCTTCATAAAAAGAACTTGGTCCCCGTCTCCAATGTCAAAATATCCCGAATAAATAAACGCTTCAATAGCGACCCCATCTGCATCTACCCCGTCTTCTTGGTTGTACAACACGGAACGCCCCGCCGTTAAACCATAGATGGTGGAAATAGTTGCCTCTGTCGAATCCGGATCGTATTCCGTGGCAACGGGTTTTTTAAAGGTTCCCGCATCTCGCCATGCGGTGCGGGGCATAGAGCCAACGGACCAGACGTTTTCAAGGTAATTAAAAGTCACAAAGCGGTTAACGTAATCACTGCTTAAAGTTGCATAAAACCATGTTACTTCATTAAATTGAGTGTTAATTCCTATGTTGACAGGGAAAGCCTGCACCGAATTTAAGTCCTCAAATACATAGTCTTGAACGGTACAGGCAAGTTTTTTAACGGTTCCGTCAAACATGAAAAACGCGTCCTTGCTCATCCAAAAAGCAACGCCATTTACATCTGCCGCAGCGTGAGGACTAATGATGCCGCAGTTACTTCCTAGCTGTTGAAAACCAAAAGTGTAGGGAGGCCCTATATATTGCTGACCGTGCAAGGCCGTATCGGTCCAAATTAATATTTGACCACGTGAACGCACTGCTGAAATGATTTCGCTGCCGGCCGTGAGCCGTTGTCCGCCGGTCGTGTTGGTGGCCGTGGCAACAAAGTCCCCAATGCTTTCCTGTGCAGAAAATCGTACAAACATAGGGTCTTGGGTAGTGGGGCTACTTAGCGTGGTCTCCGTACCAAAACACACCAAGTGCCTGTCTGGTGTAGACACAAGTGCAAATGCGCTCTTAGTAGGTGCACCTGCGATGACCGTGGCCCGTGTTCCAATGCCTAGACTTGGCAGCCATTCGTAGACAGACCCATTTACAAGTTGCAAAATTAAATTTTCGCCGTAGGTATCAAATTGCCAGACTCGACCGGCCAAAGAAAGACCCCCTGTCGCTGGGCGAGGCGTGCCCCATGTACTTAACCCCCAAGTGCCTGTTCCCCAACCAAAATCCACAGTGCCTGTGGCTGTTCCCACATTGATTTGATAGACTGCATTAGCTGTTCCTGCTGCCCCTACGGTCGAGGTTGCAGCCGTAGGAGACACAATCGTGTATGTGTTTGCATTAGGTGCAGTTTGGATTTCAAACTCGTTAGTTAAACTTGCATTAGAAATCCCGCCAGGATTTCCTGTTACCGTGTTAAAGGTAACAAAGTCTCCTGCAATTGCACCATGTGCCGTGTCATTAACAGTTACTGTTGTTGAGCCATTGATGGTGGTAAAAGTTGCTGTTCCGGTGTCACGAATAGGTGTGATGTCCGCCCATGTTCCGCCATAAAAAGCATAAACCTTACGGCTAGTGCCCATGGCAATGTACGGTGCCCCATCTAAATCGTTCCATGTAATTAAGGCGGTGGCCATTCCTACAAAATACATGGAGGTGTCTTCAAAAGCCTTCCAGCCGCCCATTTTCTCTGGCAGCCCATAACGAAAACGAATGTTGTCTCCGTCAACCCAGCCTCCTTCAGCACCATACTCAGTATTTTGCTTGTCAATTCCTGGCTTAAGAGCAAGTCGTAAAAGTGGCATGATTTATCTAAATCCCGCTGTTTTCTTTGTCACTGTCTTAGGCTGCTTTACGAATTGTTTTCCGGCGGCTTTTCCTGCCCGCTTGGCTTTCGTTGTTGCAGCGTACTCAGCAGGGGACAAAGCCTTAATAGCTGCCTCAGGTAAGTATCTCTCCCCCGTTTTAGACGAAGGCTTTCCTGACTTGGTGCGCCACTTCTGGTCACCCCAATCTTTGAGAGATTTCTGCGGCTTTTTAATCACGATACCCGCCGCCAGCTTTTTTATAGCGCTGTGCCACCATCTGGGCTTTTCTCGCGGACCATTGCCCTGCGCCTGTGCCTGCGGTAGCTTCTGCTTTTACAGAATTAAAAATCCGCTTACGTAATTCAGGCTTGGTGTAGTTGCCCGCAGCGTTGACCGTGGACTTTGCTTCACCGCCCTCTTTAAACGTCTTGGCGGTTTTGGCGGCGTTGGCAAAGTCGCTCTTCTTCGGCGCGCCCTTAGCACCAACGCTGCGCATGCTCTCGCCCGAGCCTGCTGCAATGCGTTTTTTCTTTGCGGCGATGTTCGCGTACAAGCCACCGCCCGCTGCCTTTTTAACGGGCTTAATTTCAGGTGTCTTTTTTGGCATGTAGGCCCCTAATCACATGGTGGCGCCTGCCGCAGCAGGAACGGTGGTGATCTCAATGGCTATTGACTGCTGAAGGTTTAAGGCCTGCCCACAGTCCGAGCAGGTGTCTGCGTCTAGTTCAGACTGGTCCAGGTCGTAGCCACACGCGGCACAAAGCACCTCTATGGCATGCGCCGGCTCTATGAGGCCACCCGGTAGCGCTTTAGAAAGATTCTGTAGCCTCATTGTTTACCTCGCTTTTTATGCAATTTTACGCAACCAGTCCTTGTAGGTAAACCGTCTTGCCGTCCTGTTTAACAGCGGTCAGCGATTGCTTCTTCAAATTTGCAGGGTCGTAGGACACATGCACCCAACCGCTGTCCGGAATACCCTGAGTATAGAACTCAAGGATAACCTGAGTAAAGGCCAGATTATCACGAATCCACTCGGCCAACTCTGCATTGGGTACGCCAGCAATCTCAATGTCGGCTGCTTGGCCCTTGCAATGGTCGCTGGTTTTACTCCCTCCAACGGCAGTATTGACCTCCGGGCTGCGGTACCCGCTGTTCACAGTAACCGATTTATCAAAGTGATCTCGTATTGGTTGGAGCACCATGTTGGACAAATCTTGCAGGTTGCTGATAACTTCCTGCGTTGGGGAGTTGTCCAGCCCCTTGCGCACAGCCTCATGGCTTTTGATCAGTTCTTGTAGGGTGAAGTTGTGGGATAAATTCATTTCTTACTCCGCATTTCCATAATCTTTTCCAGTGTGCGGCCACCGAAATAAGCAGACATAACAAGCATGCCCCACTGCCCTAGCAGTTCAACGTAAGACGCTTGTGCGTTGTACCCAAAGGCGCTCATCAGCGCAAACAAAAAGTAAGCAATAAAAATAGCAACTAGAGCCATAGGCCGGATGTTCTTAGACAGCCACGAGTCCGAAGACATGTCAGCATCCCAGCGCTCGGATACGCCAGCTTGCTCCGCCTTGTAAAGCTCGGTTTCGTTAGCCATCTTTGCCAACTCGCCGTTTTGAGCAAGTGTGGCAAGTTCTAATTGAGCCTTGGCCTTAGCCTCTGGGTCAGGAATTAATTTGTCGATGAGCTTGCCACCGACTTCAAGGAGTGCTGTGAGTGGGAACATGGTTTACCTTTTAACAGTTACCGCCGCATTGCTTAAGGATGCCGAAGACAAAGTACACGATGGCCCCGATCATGACAAGAAAGACCAGCCCCAGCAAGGATAGTTCAACAATCTCATCAAGCTCTTTTTTGTGCCTCGCGGCGGCTTCTTTTTCACGCCTAGCGTCATGGGCAGATTCGACATCCATTGCCGCTGCTCTGGACTTGATCTTGTTCCAGACATCTACCTTGCCGCTCTGCATGAACAAGAGCTGTAGCTCGTCTTCAAACCGCTTGGCCTGATCCAACGCCATTTCGATCTGGATGGCAGTGCCCATTGATGACTTAGACTTCTTGGCCTGAACAACAGCCTTGGTAGCCGTTGACTTAGCCTCGAAGTATTTGCCCAAAACGGGGCCGAGCGAGGACACATCGTCAACAGTCTTGCTGACCTTCTTAATGAGCGCAACCGCTGCCTGTATACCCGCTAGGGCTGTTAGGGGATCAATCATTTCCGTACAACCTTTTCCCACTGTAGGCAAACAACTTTGCGGTTATAAACATCACCCGTCCACGCCCACCGCACACAGCGGTACTCAGTCTTTCTATCTTGGCTTGATGCTCCCGGTAGAAACACCAAAAAGAACATCAGTAACCATTTCATTCACCATGCCCACGCAATCATATAAGTTCCAAAAATCACGAAGGCCACAATGCAGGCGGCGGCGATGATTGCCTCCGCCCAGTCCCACATGGCTTACTCCGTTGGTGCGTCTTTAGGAACTTGCGCTTCAGCCTGCTCTTTAATCTTTACGATCAATGGCCACACGCCACTACTCGAAGGCAACTGCCCCAATGTCTGCAATACAAAGTTAATCTCGTTTACGTCTAGTTCTAATTTCATACTTTCTCCAGTGCGGTGAGTTCTTCAGCAGCGGCTTTGGCTTCGGCAATAGCGGCTTCGCTTTTGGCTTTGGCTTCGGCTTTCAGCGCAGCAATCTCAGCATCTTTACTTGCAATCACGGCTTGTGCGGCTGCCAGTTCTTCCGTGACCTTGGCTGTCTCCGCTTTTGCAGTTGCACAATCAGCGTCTGAAGTAACCGCTTTAGCCTTTTCCGCCTCTACTGTTACCAGTGCAGCCGACTGAATAGCACTCA